ATTGGATTTGTATTCGATGATGCATCTCCAAATACTGTAACAGAAAACAATGCTGCTACTCCACGGATGAGTAGCAATAGAGTTCCTTACTCACAAATAAGGGATGCTGCGGGTAATGAGAGGGGTGTTAATGTTAATGCCTCAAATGAATTGCAAGTTAATGCAACACAAGGAATTGCTTCTTCTATAAATACTGGTTGGTATACTAATCATGGTGCATTAACATCGACAACTGGTAGTTTTACAGTCTGTACTGGAGGCAATGTCACAGCATCAAATCTTGATGCTATGTCAAGTGCTTTAATTCGTCTTAGTGGGGGAGTAGCTTCAACTGCCAATGTAAGTTTTGAAATTTCTGATGATGGTGGAACAACTTGGGATAACGTAGCAGTTTCAAGAGTAGCAGCTTTTGCACCCGTTGGAACAAGTGATATTTATGGTGGTGGTGTTAGAATCTATGTAGCGCCTCTTTATGGGCGCACCACAGATTTAAGAATTTTATGTAATTCAGGTTCTACTGGTGGAACGATTACTGTTAGAATTTCACCATCTGCTGATAGTTTACCAATGGTGGGAATTGCAAATCAAGGAGTTGCAGCCAGTAGCTTTTCAATTCCTGTTGTTATTGCTTATGATCAATCTGCAGTTTCTACTAATGTAACATCTGTTACTCCCGGAACAGGTGCAACTAATCTGGGAAAAACAGAAGATGGTGGACACACAACTGGAGATATAGGAGTCTTTGCATTAGCTGTTAGAAAGGATGGGACTGCACAAGTAACATCAGCCGATACAGATTATTCACAAGTATCAGTTGATGCTTATGGTGTATTATATAATCGTCAAGACCATCCTAATAGAATTGCATGTAATATAACTTCAACTGCAACAACTTCAACAGTTGTGACTGGATGTGCTGCACCTGGCGCTAATTTATCAATTTATATGAGTTCCCTTCAATGGTCCAGTTCTATTATTAGTACAACTACTAATTTTATGACAATTCAAGATGGAACTGGTGGAAATTGTGGTGCAAATATAACAGTTCATTATCGTGGTTTTATTCCAGCAGCATTTAATTCAGTAAATGTTGTGTTTCAAACTCCCATTAAAATAGATGCTAATAGTGAAATATGTTTTTTACATCCAGGAGCAGGAACACGTCTTGTTAGTATTCAGGGCTTTATTGCACCGTAAGGATAAAGAATGACTAATAAACAATCAGGTTATCTAGTATTCATTGCAGCAATTGGAATGATGTTAGGTCTACTAGCTCTTGATATTCAGCAATTAGGTTCATGGAAAGAAGTTACTACTCCTGAATTTGTAGCTCAGTTAATGGGTCATCTGGCATCAGTCATAGCAGCATTCGTAGGTGGCAAGTTGATTCCAAGTCCTCAAGATCAAAGAGCAGAAGATAAGGAAAATAAGAAATGAAATTCCTTTCGGTTCTTGGTAAGATTCTAGTTACAGGTAGTAAGATAGTTACTGGATTAGGGCCGATGCTTCCTATTCCTCAATCTACTGCAATTAGATTACAAGATACATTAGCTAAGATTGCTGAAATTGTTGTATCAGTTGAAGCATTTGGGACAATTCTTAATACTCCTGGTCCAGAAAAGTTACGTGCTGCAAGTCCATTAGTTGGACAAATTATTCTTCAATCTGATTTGTTAACAGGTAAGAAAATTGATGACCCGGTTTTATTCCAAAAAGGTATTGCTAGTATTACAAGTGGTATGGCTGATGTTCTTAATTCTATTAAGGACGATATTAAGACGGAATCAATTAATTAGGAGAAAGAAATGCTATTCATCCAGATTATTGTTCTCTTAATTGTTCTTGGAATTGCATGGACATTTCTAGCTCCATATGTTAATGAACCANNGTTTTAAATCTATTGTGATTGTTCTAATTGTTCTAGTATTTTGTCTCTGGTTACTTAGTGCATTTGGAATTTTCACAATGCCTGTAATTCGATGATAGCACTAGGGTGGGCTGGAATTGGAGTTCTACTTACTTTTAGTATTTTCCTTGCAAATGTAATCTATAGGACTGGACACTTGTCTGCTAGAGTAGAAGAACTTGAGCGATGGAGATTAACAGTTAGGCAAGATATGCATGAAATTTCTGACATCTTAACTAATATGACTAGTGAATTACATAGACTAGCAACATTAATCGAAGAACGAACTGAACGTAGAATTATTGAAAGAAAGTCTTCTAATCACTAACATGAACGATTCTAAAGACTTGAAACCTACACGTAAACAAGAAGTGTTCGTTTCATTACCAGATAGTATCTTAGAGGCTTTCTATGCAGGTGCAGTGGGTGCTGGTAAGACTGATATACTTTTATTAACTCCATTTCTTAAAGGTTGGCATAAGCTGCGAGGATTTAAGGCTCTATTCCTTCGCCGCACCTTTACTGAATTAAAGAACGAAGTTATTCCAAGGACACTTAGTTCAGATATTAATTTTAGACAGTTTGGCGGAAAATATAATAAGAACGATAAGGTTTGGGAGTTTCCTGAATATGGTTCTTATTTTATGTTCGGCCATTGTGAAGATGAAAAGGATGTTTACAATTATGATTCCATGCAGCCTAATTACGTGGGATTCGATGAGCTTACATCCTTTCTTGAATTCCAGTATTTATACATTACGCTTGAACGTGTCAGAAGTAAACTCGGAAGTGGATTACCGCATGTTGTTAGAAGTGCAAGCAATCCAGGTAACATCGGACATAATTGGGTTAGACAGCGTTTCATTGACCCATGTCCTACTGGCTTAAAATTAATTAAGGGTAAATCTGGAATCAAAAGGATTTTCATTCCAGCAACAGTAGATGATAATCCACATATTGACCCAGTATATAGACAGTCATTAGAAGCATTACCTGAGGCAGAAAAACAAGCTAAGTTATATGGTAACTGGTCAGCATTTGAAGGTTCTGTCTTTAGTGAATTTAGAGAGAAACATTATCCAGATGAACCAGAAAATGCATTACATGTATGTGAACCATTTGATATTCCAGGATTTTGGCCAAAGATTGTAACGATAGATTGGGGTTATGCACCACCTGCGATGACTTATGTTGCATATGGCGCGATAAGTCCAACTAAAAGACTTTACGTTTATAGAGAACAGAACTGGCAGAAAACTTCAATAGAAGAATGGGCGCCATACGTAAAAGAATTTATTGATAGAGAGAATCCTAGAATTATTAGAATTTGTAAATCAGCAGGTCAACACCGTGGACAGAAAACTATACAAGAACAAGTTGCTGATGCCCTGGGAAGACCTATTGAACTTACTGATAATAATCCTGGTTCTCGTGTCAGTTCTAAGTTAGTGTTACATGAATTTTTAAGATGGAAACAAAAGTTTGTTCCAGTTGAGGAATTACCAAAATATGATGAAGAAAAGGCTATGTGGATTCTCCGAAATAAAGGATTGGAATCCTATAAACTTTATCTCTCTATTTTTGAACCTCGTCAGGAAGAAACTAATATTCCAAAATTGCAAATATTTTCTCATTCGCCTGAAGGATTGCCTATTATACTCTTACCCAATGCATTGAAGGCTTGTGTATATGATAAGACACATCCACAGGACGTAGCAGAATTTCCAGGTGATGACCCATATGATGTTATTCGTTATATGGTTGAATGTGCTGACCAATATTTTGGTGAAGCTGAATCAGAGTTTAAGATAGTTCAGAAACAACAAGAATTAATAGATAGATTAGAAAGAGATAAAGATTGGACTGCATTCTATAGACAAGCAAGAGCAATGGAGTCTATGGAAACTATTCAACCAGTTAGACGTTATCATCATTAGGAGTAGAAATGACAACAGTTACAATTACTGGAACACTTGGACCTGATGTTGATGTAACTTCATTAGTTATCGAGAATGTTAAATCCATCAAGTTTGAGTATACTTCAGATGGTATTAAGTCTGGAGTAATTGAAATTGCATATGTAGTTAATGAAGATGTAAAGATTCAGTATTTTGATTTGTCTACTGTATCCACTGTTACTTATACAATCAGTGGTGCAGATACAGCTATCGTAATTAGTTAGGTGGAACAATGCCTGTTGACCCTTCTGAATCATTACTATCTAAGTTCTTCAAGAAGAAGAAAACTAAGGATATTGAACTTCCTAATGAATCTGGTAAAGTTGACCAACGATTACCACGAGTAGCTTTTGAAAAAGCTGCTAAGGGATTTAAGGAATTACAACGTAGAAATATTCTTTTTGGTAAAGATTAATGCCTGCTGAACCTTCTAGTCAATTACTTAGTAAACTCATTAGGAAACCACCAACTGTGAGTGGACCTAAAAGAGAAGCTGTAAGCCTTCCTAGTAATTGGGCCAGGACTGGATTTGAAGGTTTAGTAGATTTAATTACTGGAAGTCTAGGATTAGAATCAGATAGCAAGATGAATCAAGTTGGTCAATTAGTAGGAATGGGAATGACTCCATTTATAAAGAAAATGGGCAAACCTATTTACGATGAAGCTGGTAGATTACTTGCATTTGATAGTCCAGTAGATGAAGCCTATCAAGCTCATCTAGCTAGTTCTAGAAACAAACTAGGTGGAGTACAATCAGGAAGACAAGCTGCTGCACCTAGTGATGCGGCATATGAACGAATGATGGAAAGGTTTAATAGACGATGAATTTTCATTGGTTGCATCATTTGTTCACCCCCCATTGTGAATATTGTGAGGATAATAAAAGAGAAGATAAGATATGTAGAAGTTGTGAAACACTGAAACATCAATTAGAAATTGCTAATCATGAAAAGAAACAATTATTAGAATCTATTCTTGAAGCTAATAAGCCTCAAGTAGAAATCAGGCAACCTGAAATTAATTTAAAAGATTTTCAAAATAAAGCTGCAAATTGGAAGACTCGACAGGCTTTACTTGAAAAGGAAGATAGGGAAAGAGCTAAGTTACTAAAACAAAGAAATGAAGAATTAAAAATTAGTGAATTAGAAAAAGAATTAGAGATAGAGAAGGAAGATGCTAGCTAATAGATTATCCAAATTAAAACAGCGCGGTATCAGTCCCAGTCCACAGATGCAGGGACAATTAATGGGTAGTGCTAATCCTGTTTCTAATACTCAGTCTATTCTTCCTAATACTGGTGGAATTAGTGGACCAATAAGTCCAAGTGGACCAACTAATCTTCCTCCTAACGGAATGAATCGTGGATTTGACCCTAGAGCATTTGGTAAGTTGTTATCACCAGACCAATTAAAAGATTTCACTTCTCTTGGTAAGAATATTGGTGGTGATTATTCTGCATTTGCTAGAAATGCTGGTGGTGGCAGTATTGAAGATGTATTAAGAAAACGATATGGTAAATTAGGTGGTGGAATTTCCGGTCCTGTTTCTCCTGGTGTAATGAAACCTAGGAAAGGAATTGGTCCATCATTCATCTAATGGAATAAGAATATGCCAGTTAAAAGTGCTAAACAATTTAGATTCATGCAGGCTATGGCACATGGTCAAAAGAAAAAAGGAAAGGGTGCAGGGCCGTCACCAGAAGTTGCAAAAGAATTTTTAAGTAAAACTAGTCATAAAGCTAAGAGTAAGTTTGCTAAAGAGAATAAATGACTTTCACTGAAGAAGAAAAAAGACTCCTCAAAACAGTAGTAGACCACTACGAGAATGAGGATAAAGATGTGCGTGATAGACAGATACGCACATGGCGTAGACTTAAATTACTATGGGATGGGTTTACTCGCACGTGGTATTCTGAAGTTGCACATGACTGGCGTATTTGGGATGAACAGGAAGACTATGATGATAATCAGCAGGATTACTATGATAAGCCTATCAATGTATTTCGCGCGTATTTAGAATCAATCATCGCGGCACTTTCTACTGTTATTCCACCAGTTAAGTGTTATCCTGATGATGCTGATAATGCATTAGATTTACTTACTGCTAAGGCAGGAGATAAGATTGCTGAATTAATTGATAGACATAATAATGTTCAACTTCTCTGGCTTCATGCTCTTTATATCTATTGCACTGAAGGAATGGTAGCTTGCTATAATTATACAGATGAAGACGAGAAGTATGGAACTTACGAGGAAGATAATTATAAGAATGAGGAAGAAGAAGTAATTAATTCTAGTTGTCCAAATTGTGGTGGCCCATTAGTTACTAATGAAGAAAAAGATGAATATGACCCAAATGACGATTTAATTAATAGTGATGGTCCCTACTGTGTTAATTGTATGCAACAGGTAGACCCTACTATTACTAAAGAAAAGGTGATTGTTACTCGTCTTGTTGGTAAGATAACAAAAGCAAAAGCTCGTCAGTGCATGGAAGTATATGGTGGCTTGTATGTTAAAGTTGCCAATTATGCTAAATGCCAACAGGATACACCATATTTAGGTTTCTCATATGAAACTGATTATACATTTGCTCGTGATAGATATCCTGACTTAAGAGAAAAAATCCAACCAGGAATGGGTAATCCTGGTGAACCCTATGCTAAATGGGGTAGAAATAATCCACAGTATCGTGGAGAAGAACCTAATAATACTGTTACTTGTAGAAATTATTGGTTAAGACCTTGTGCATTTGAAGTATTAAATGAAAAGAAAGAAGTAGACCATCTTAAGAAAAAGTTTCCAAACGGTGCTAAAGTAATTTTTGTTGAACAAGAATTTGCTGAAGCATGTAATGAATCTCTTGATGACCATTGGACTTTAACTAATAATCCATTATCTGATTATCTCTACTTTGACCCAATCGGAATGTTAATTACTTCGATTCAAGAAATCACGAATGATTTAGTTTCATTGACATTACAAACAATTGAACATGGTATTCCTCAGACTTTTGCTGACCCTAATGTATTGAACTTTAAAGCATATAGTCAGATGGAAACTACTCCTGGTGGAATCTATCCTGCTACTCCTAAATCTGGTAAATCAGTAGGGGAAGGATTCTATGAGGTTAAAACTTCTACTCTTTCTGGAGAAGTTCTTCCATTTGCAAATAAAATTCAGGAGTTTGGTCAATTAGTTTCTGGTGCATTACCATCATTATTTGGTGGACAAATTGGTGGTGGTGGGACTGCTAGTGAATATAGTATGTCTCGTGCGCAAGCATTACAGAGACTTCAGTCTACTTGGAAAATGTTTACTGTATGGTGGAAAGAAATTCATGGTAAAGTAATTCCAGCATACATTAAGACAGTTAAGGAAGATGAGAAATTTGTTAAGACTGATTCAACTGGTAATTTTATTAATGTCTTAATTCGTAAATCAGAACTTGAAGGAAAAATCGGTAGTGTAGAAATCGAAGCTAATGAAAATCTACCAATGACGTGGAATCAACGGCGCGATGTTATAATGCAGTTGATGGAAGCTAATAATCCACAAATTCTTCAAATGCTTGCAAGCCCTGAGAATCTTCCTTTGATTTGGGAAGCAATTGGGATTAATGATTTTTATGTTCCTGGTGAAGATGATAGAAATAAACAGTATGATGAAATTCGTCAACTTCTAAATTCTGAACCTATTGTAATTCCACCTAGTCCAGAAGAAGAAATAATGGCTATTGAAAGTGGAATGGAACCACAACCAATAGAAGAACCATCAGTAGAAGTTGACCCCATAATGGATAATCATGCCATTGAATTTGAAGTTTGTAGAAAATGGGCAGTAAGTGAGGAAGGACAATTAGCTAAGATAGAAAATCAAGCGGGTTATAAGAATGTTTTACTTCATGCGATGATGCACAAGCAATTGATGATGCAACAAATGATTACTGAAGCGCAAGGTGCAGCGCCTTTAGCTAATCCAAAACAGGATAACAAGGCACCTATTAAAGAGGAATCAAATGTTCAAGCTGGTTAATTTTGTGAGTGGTCCCCTCTATAAACCAGAAGAAGCAGTTGACAAGGGTGAATTAGGTAAGGAAGATATTGTTGATTTTCTTAAAGAAGATGAAGAAAAGGAAGAAACATTAGACTTAAAGGAGAAAAAAGAAGATGAGAATACTGAAGACGAAACTGAAGATGAAGATAAAGAAAAGGACGAGAAAGAAACTGATGAACTTGATGAGATTGAAGAAGAACTTGAAGAACCAGATGATGATAAATTAGAACTTGCAACACCGGTTAGACGTAAAGAAATCTTAACTAAGTATCCAAAACTTTTCAAGGATTTTCCATATCTTGAAAAGGCTTACTATAGGGAACAACAGTTTACAGAAATTGTTCCTACAATTGAAGATGCTAAGTTAGCAGTTAGTAAAGCAGATGTATTAGATAGATTTGAAGCTGATTTAATTGAGGGAAATCTTGAAACTGCTCTTAAGGGTGTAAAGAGTATTGGTGAAGAATCGTTTAATAAGTTAGTTGTTAACTATCTTCCCAATCTTTACAAGGTAGACCGTGATGCTTATCATCATGTAATTGGTAATATTATTAAGTATACTACCAATCGGATGCTTGAAGTTGGTAAGGGTAATAACAATAAGGAATTAGAAGAAGCGGCTAAACTTCTTAACCAGTTTGTTTTTGGTAATAATGAAATTACTCAACCTACTACTCTTAGTAAACCCAAAGCAGAAGGTCCAGACCCTAATGAAAAGATTCGAGAAAAGGAACAGGAATTACTAAAACAGCGATTTGAAGATGCTAGGGATGGATTAAATACTAGGGTTGAGAATACAATTAAGGGAACTATTGAAGCTAATATTGACCCACGTGAATCAATGACTGATTATGTTAGACGTAATGCAGTTAGGGAATGTCAAGAAAAATTGAATGAATTACTTGATGGTGATAAAAGACTTGGAATTGTAATTGATAAACTTTGGGAACGCGCATTTGCTAACGGATTTGCGAAGCCTTCATTAGATGCTATTAAATCTGCCTATCTATCAAGAGCAAAAACACTGTTGCCTGCAGTTATAAAACAGGCCCGAAATGAAGCTCTTAAAGGATTAGGCAAACGTGTTAACGAGGATGACACTCCTAAAAAAGGTCCATTACCATCTGGAAGACCCGCTACTTCCTCTAGTTCTAGCGGC